TCAGGCAACATCTTACGCATTACCAAAGTTTGTTTGCCTGCATCATCACTATCTAAGAATCGACTAGCAGGGTCCATCATAAATAAACGATCTAGGTTAAAAACGCTACAAGCTGAGTTAATACCCCAAACTTCATCCCATTCTTTACCATTTTCTTTGCCAATCACATAATCTATTTGTGATATGCCAAGACCTAACAAGGCAATTCTCTTGCCCTTAAGCGATTTAATTGGTTTCATTACGATACTACTGAGCGTAGGCTATCGTATCTGTACTCGTCTCTAGTATCTCTACCTTCTGATAAATTTTTCATTCTCATTATTGCCTCTTTAAATCTTGCTTCAAACTGAGCAATGACATCAGGAGTCTCTTTGAGAAAAATTGCACCTTCAACTAAACTTCCATAGAGTAAAGCATCAGGATAATCTGTACTAAGAACTGTCGTTCCACTGTCACTACCACTTGTTAAAGAAGATGGTTTATATAAGTAATGTAATTCTACTGTATAAATTGCATCAGGTACAGGTGCAAGAGAAAAAGAGTCTTGGCTAAAGATTGAGTAATATTTAGGTTGACCTGTAACAGTTGTGGTAGGGCTGTATTGTTTTAAAAAAGAAGCATGTTTTAAATCAAGGAAGGTGTAAGTATCGCTCGAAACAATAGCTAAACTCATAGGAGCCAAAAAATCAGTAGGACAAGCTAAAAATCTAGTGTTTGCTGTAGTTTGACCTTGCACATTTCTTCTTTGCTCAGGCAATTCAACAAATTTTAATATTCTATCTTCTGCTTCTTGAATAAAAGTAGGTAGGTTATTGGTAAAAGTAGTCTCAGCAGACTCTAAATAATCACCTATCGCTGTCTTTAATGTTGCGTATGTAAAACTCATGATGTTGTAATAGTAACAGAACCAACACTACAAGTTACTTTGTAAGTAGTTAATTGTGTGCCTAATTTACCCAAACCAACATTGGTATAAACTGTAAAAAAATTGTTGTCATCTGATGTATCAGGTCTTGGGTCTTGTAATGCTTGAGGATCAGTAGCCACATTTCTTGGTTCTATCTGTGGGTGTTTAGGATCAAACATGTCAGGTCCTACCAATAAACCATTCCATGTTTTTTTCATGTCTATTAATTTATAACGAAAACCACTGACATCACAAATGCCATAGGCATTTTTATTACTGGCAAACGCACTCATTAGGCTGAATTATAACTCCTGAGATCAGGGCTAACACGAAACGAAGCTCTTTCTTCGTCTTGTGACATGGCTCTTAGGAACTCTTCTTCATACAATTGTTTTAGCATGGGAGTTCTTTCAGGTGCTTTTTTAAGAGATATGTAATAGGCAAGACCTGCCGCTAAACATGGATAGAACCTATAAGGCATATCCATGGTATTAGCACCTACATCAGCATCATCCATGCGTGTAAGCACATTCATGTACACAGTGTATGTTGCAGACTTATCAGGTGAAGGGTATACGCTAATAGTAGGACTAAGCTGTTTATCAATAAAAAATTGATTAGGCTTACCTGTTTGTGACTTGTTTGGTATTGCTGAGTATTGTGAGCGACTAATTCTAGCCATAGCTACATCTGTTACTTCAGAACCAATGGTTTGTCTTACAAAAGCATCTAAAACATCAATAGGTGCTGTGCTATTAGTAGTGTCTATGTTGTAAGAGGTAGTATCTGTAACCATAGCCACAGTCTTTTGAGTGATAGTCCACTGGTTTAAACCTCTGTTAGCCCATTCTGCTAACAAAAGATTAAGACTTCTTTGTGCTGTTTTAAGGTCGTAACCTGTGCGAAGCTCTAAACCACATCGTTCAAAGGCTTCTTCTACAAATTCACCTACATCAGGTTCGAAATTTTTACTGCTTGATGTTGCCATCTATCCATAGTTTTTAATTAATTCAAGAATAATGACATAAGTATCGCCATTTGAATGACCTACTGTAGTGAAATCAAGATCGCCTGTAACACCACTGCCTGCATTGTTTGGAATACCTGAAAAATCATCGTAATACTCGTCACCAGTTGAGTCAGCAGGTAAGGTTACAGCTAGAACATTAGTAGAGGCATCAAAATCAATTTTGACACCCATACCTGTTGTTGCCCACCATACCTTTGCAATTGCAACTGAAGTACAGGCAACGCCTGAAGCATTTGAATTTAAAGCTGATACATCAACTTTTTTTACTGCAGACTCACCACTGCCATCACTGGCATTGGTGAACTTCATAACAGCCTTGCGTTGCCCATCCTGAATGGTTTGTGATGTTACTACATCAGCCATAATTTACTCCTATTAAGATACTGTAGCGATTGGAGTTGATAAAGCAGTTGTCATCCACTTAGAGTTGGTTCCATCATCTGAAACACAAGTCATAGAAATTCTAGCGTTTGCAACTGTTGAATTTGGTAGAGTTAAAGTATCTCCTGCTACATCGCTTACTGCGTTAGCCGCTGTTCCTGCAACCAATGAAAGCATTGCTTGGAAATCTGATACAGCAGAACCGGGTAATACAAAAGTAGTGGTTACACTGCCACCAACTGCTACTGTAAGTTGAAAGTCATAATGAACTCCTACATTTGCAGTAGATACAGTAGGTAAAGTAATTACATTAGCCGCGGCTCCATTAATTAAAAACAAAGTTCCTGATTGAGCCGCTGTTAAGGTAGCTGATGCCGCTCCTGCCGCATTAAAAGTCGTATCAATTTTTCGTCTACCTATAATAGTGCTCGTAGTAGAAATAGCACCATCGGATGCAATTGAACCTACATCAGTGATGTTACCACTTGAGTCAATATCAAAGTTTGTTGTGACTGCACCTGTTGATGATGCTACTGTGATTTGTTCAAAACCACCTTCAGACCTGACTGGTCCTGAAAAAGTTGTGTTAGCCATAATTTCCTCCTAGGAAATAAGTTCTATTGTCTTGGCTTGTCTGCTAGGTCAGTCGATAGAACAAGTTAATAATATCCTAGATACTAAAAATCATACTCCTTGGAGCATGATTTAGCAAATAGAATGTTTTAATCTTAGTTCATTAGGCTACCTTTATAGATTTATTTAATAATTTTGGTTTAGTTGGTCTTTTAAAGAAGTAAAATATACCATCGAAGTCTTTTGGCTTTTCTATCTTTGCATCAAACTGTACAAAGTCTCCCATCGTAATCCAACCATCTTGAAGACTAGGAATTGAGCCATACACCTTTTGACCAGTATCAAGAAGAAAAATACCTTTTTGAACATAACCCCATTGTGTTTGATATCCCTTTTCGTGTACAAGTTTTCCAGTAACAGTGATTCTGTTTTCTGTATCAAGATCAGGAGTATTAGCTACTTTTTGTAAGTCATCAAATCTTCTGCATGAGTTAGCCATGTAGTAGCACCACATGATCGTGTGATAATTAAGATCAATCTTTGCACTAATTTCTTTTGCTTTTGCAATTCTTTTTTCTTTGTCAGCCTTAAGAAGTGCAAGCTCCTCTTTGCTCTTTCTTTCAATGTCTAATGTATTGGCATCAAAAACCCATGATGTGTCTACTAAAGGCATGTTGGTTTTATTGGCATAAGCTCTAGCTTTTTTTTGAGCCTTAGCAGGGTCAATGCTTAAGTTTTGTATATGGTAGCTTGACTCGTGCATGTTACCCCAACCATCCATATATTTATAGAAAGCTCTAAGAGTAAACATCTTGGTGCCTTCACCCATTGCTATCCTTAATTGTTCTCTACTCTTTGACATTACGCTACCTCTCTAAGTTTAAGTTCATTTTGTACTAAGTCTTTAACTTTTTGTGTCATGGTTGTGCCATTAACTTCGTACTCGTTCATTGCTAAAAGACACTCTGTATCTGCTTCTTTGATATGAGTTTCTATTGGAATAGCATCGTAACGATCTAATTCTCTCTCTACTGCTTTCCATGTAACTTTTTTTAACTTGTTAATGTATTTAGTTCTTTGCTCCCACTGTCTTATTTCACTATTGTCTTCACACATAGCCCTACGCTCCATTTCATTTTCAGTGGCAAGTTGCATGAACTCATGAAGATCAGCAATCTCCTTATCAGCAAGTTTAAGAATTTTTGCTTTTAAAACACGATAGGTTTCGTAGCTCATGTAAGCATAGTTAGATAGTTGGTTTTTTAAGTCTTTCATATTTTCCCCTTGTAACCTTTAGCTTCCATTGCACCTCTTGGGTGGATTTCTGTAGAAAGTTTTAAGTATTCTTCAACAGTGAAGTTTTTTACTATGAAATTAACCCAAGCCTTCCAAGGTTTGTAGTTTCCATACTTGAATCTAGCAATAAACTCTGCTTGTGGTAGACCTAGTCTAGTTGGGTGGCAAGGTAACTCAATGTATTTAGAGTTGCTATATTCACCCTTGTACATGAGGTACATTCCATCCCATGTAAACATGTCTTTTTGAAATTTCGTCTGATTGAAGTTTTCCATTTTTTCTCCTTTTTTGTTATTAAATAAACTTTCCATATACTTAATATACACAAATTTAGACAAATGTACAACTATTTACACACTTTATTTCATTTATTTTAGTAACCTGTCGT